CGCCTTTGGCAAGCAGACGCGCCGGTTGCTTCTTACCGCCGCCCATGCCGTACCAATGGCCCGCCAGAAAAAATACGCCTGCCCAGGCTTCGAATCCCGTCGCCATCAGCGCCGCGTCGTCACCAAACAGATCACACCAACGAAACGATGAGCGTTTCAGCAGATCGATTTCCGACATGATAAAATCGGAGAGATCGACTTTACCTTCGCTTTCTGTGCGCTCCCATACGTGACCACAGAGTGAACACTCGCGTGTTGCCGCCGGCACCATGGCACCGCATCCAGGGCATTCCTTTTGTGGCGCCTCACCCAATCCTTCGTGGCCATCCAGATTGACATCCTGCTCCAGCGAGCCATGCAGCAAGGTGCTGGTACCAAAATCCAGCACAATGCAGTCACTCTTGGTGACACCGGGATGTTCGTTCGGATCGACGGTACGCAATCCTCGACCAATCATCTGGATCAGCGTGGATTTGTAAGAGCTGGGTCGAAGCAAAATCACACAGCTGGTGGGCGGAAAGTCCCAGCCTTCAGTCAAGACAGCCACATTCACGATGATCTGGGATTCGCCAGATTGAAAACGTCCCAACGCCGCCTGCCGTTCAGCGGTGGTCAGCTCGCCGTGGATCAGCTCTGCTGAAAATCCTGCAGCAATGAATGCTTCTGCCACATTGCGAGCGTGATTCACGGTGGAGCAGAACACCACGGTGGGGCGATCGTGCGCTTTGTCTTTCCAGTGACGGATAACGGCATCGGTGATCGGCGCCTTGTTCATGATGGCGTCGACCGCCGTCATGTCGAAATCGTCGGCCGCGCGTTTTACCTGAGAAAGCTCTCCCTGTGTGCCCACATCAATGACGAAGGTACGTGGTGGGACCAAGTGGCCTGACGAAATCAGCTCCGCCAGCGTGATTTGATCCGACACGTTGCTGAATATCGGTCGCAGGCCTTTCTTGTCACCCCGGTTGGGTGTAGCCGTTACGCCGAAAATGGCAACCTTCGGATTGCGATCTCGAACATGATCGATAATGCGGCGGTAGGTTGGCGCCGCCGCATGGTGCGCTTCATCAATCACCAGCAGATCCAGCGTGGGCATGTTTTTTAGGTTGCTGTCTCTGCCCAGTGTTTGCACCATGGCAAAGGTGGCCTGACCATCCCAGGACTTTGCTTGGGCATCAAATACAGAAGTGCTGACCGACGGATTTACGCGCCGGAACTTGGCTTCGTTCTGAGTGGTGAGCTCATCGCGATGGGCCAGCACGCAGGCCTTGGCATCTTCACCGGCCAACCACTGCCCGGTAACACCGGACAGCATGATGGTTTTGCCGGCGCCCGTAGGCGCCACTCCCAGCGTATTTTGGTGCTGTTTAAGCGCAGTCAGACTGCGCTCCACAAACAGCTTTTGACGAGGTCTTAATATCATGCGCCGCCCCCCTTATTGTGCCCAGCTGGGCCGGCCGGAAGGTGCGGCGGTAGTGGCAGGCTTGGATGCGGGTGCGGTGGGTTGCGAAGTGACGCATCCCATTACCGCCGCATAGTCTTTGCTGTCCGGGGTAATGGCGGTCTTGACGACGTTTTTATCGTCGCCGTTTTGATCCTTCTCCATGTCCACTTTAGCAACAAACTCAATGCCATCCAGATCAGCAAAGCCCTGAATGCGACGCGCCTGTTGTGCCTGGGGTGTGTTGTCCTGAGGGTGCAGTCCTCGAGCCGAATTCAAAATGCCTTTGATAAATGCGCGGCCCATGTTCGCCCATTCAGGACCTTTCGGACTGTGCAGACCAATCAGGCTCCACATCTTGCGCTTCGCGTAAGGGCCATCAAGAACCACGAATTCGCAATTGAGGTAAATCGATCCTGTGGTGTTGCTTTGGGTGGCGTAACCACCGGTCCAGCCTTGCGAGGCATCGTCATAGCCACCGGGGCGAATGGTCATACGGACTTTGACTAATGTGCCTTTCGGGATCAGGTTAAAGCTGTTCTGATCGTCGGCTGAGTTGAAATCATTCCAAGTGTTCATTATTTGGCTCCTTTATGATCAGGATGATCGGTATCTCGCGGCTGCATGGATGCAGAAGAGCGAGCTTCAGTAACTAGGGATTCGTTGTTCAGGTTATTGGTGGCGTGCAACACCGTGGTGTGGTCGGGGCCACCAAAGCTCAGGCGATCGGCAGCGGGCTTCACTGGCCCACGAATCTTTGCCATCAGCTTGCCGAGGTGCGGCTCCTCAATCAGATCCAAGCGGCCACTGCGGTCCTTGGCGGGATAGCCAAAGGGATTGAGCGTGTGGTTGATGAAGGCGCGGTAACTGCCGCCGTCCTCGCTTTTGATTTCCGCTAGGGTGATGACCTGATCAACGATGCCGGGCAGCTCAAGCGCGGTTTTGGAACCATCGATCTGCGGCGTGAAAACCTTGCGATTAAAGTCATCGACTTTTTCGTCGAGAATGCCGACGAACCAGATGTTTTTGTTGCGGGTGTGCTGAAGGTGCGTCAGCCAAGCAATCATTTCTTGACCATGCAGGCCGTATGCACCGCGTGTATCCGGTTTTCCGGTGCGATCACTGAATGCCTGCGGCTGACCTTTGCACCACTGCAAACACAAGCGGCCGGCAACGGTGATGGAATCGACAAACACCGTGTCGTACTTGTCGAGGCTGGCGGGATCGCCAAACTTCGCGCATACCGCGTCAAAGTGCGCCTGACTGTAGGGCTGGTCTTCGCGCAGGGCCGGATTCGGTCCACCGATGTACACGGCAAAGTCACGACACTCCTGCCAGGTGCGAGGCCGAATGGCATCGCCAAGCCAGCCTTCGACGGCCAGGTCGCCCGCTTCCAGGTCAAAGAACAATGTGGAGTCAGCATCCACAGACCAGAGCAAGCTGGTCTTACCGATACCGGATGGCCCGAGGATGCAGCCTTTGATGCCGCGCTTTTCAGCCAATCGTTGATCGGCTGTGATGATGGGGAAACTCATGGCTTCACCTCCCCATGCTCACGGACAAATTCCAGCGAATAATCAGATCCCTTGGCGCCAAGACCACGAGCCATGTCATGCAGGCGGCGCAAAGCATCCATCTTTTCCACCATCCGGCTCATTTCTTTATTAAGCCCTTGCTGGGCAAAAGCGACGTCATCGACCGTGGCCAGCAACAAGGGCTTGCACTCAGCCTCATCGCCATCACGCAGAGCTGGTATCGTGATTTCGTCTGGCAGCTTTTCCATGGAATAGCTGCTCTTTCGCAGCGCGTTCAGAAAGTCAGTTTCTTTGGTAAAAATGGTCATGGTCGTTACTCCTTAACCGTTTCAAGATGGAAAGTGGGCTTGCCGGTTTTCAGAGTTCTGGCCGGCTCGAAAGCGGCGCGCAGTGACTCAGGCCAAGCGGTGTATTTGCGCTCGGAAACCTTGTAGGCAACGTCAATGAACTCAGCTGGATCGTCGCCCGCCTCAGCGATTCGCTTGGCGATATCAGCGAGCTTTTGCTGATCCCATTCAGGTCGTTTGGAAAGCTCAGAAGTGACTCGGATGCCGTCATCCATGAAGTGCACTTTGCCGGTGTCCTTGCCTTGCTCCAGACGGATCGCTTGTGCTCGCTGCTCGTACTTGAGCGCGACAGCACCATCGATCCAGTCCTTCAGCGCTTTCGATTTGCGCAGCAATTCCGAGGCTTCGGCTTGCACTTGCTGCAGGTCAGCGGCAGTGGCCGAAGCCAGATCGCCAATGCTCATCAGCTGAGCGTGTTCGAGGGATAGGCTCATGCCGCACCTCCGGACACACGCTCTGAAGTGCTCTTGCGCAGGCAAGACGCTTCATAGGCTTCGACGTCTTCCAGGCGGTACATCACCCGGCCACGCAGTTTTAGAAAAACAGGGCCGATACCTTCGGAACGCCAGCGTTCCAGACAGGCTTCACTCACGCCCCAGCGGTTGGCTAATTGCCGTTGATTCATATGGTTTACACTCACGTTTTGCTCCTTAGGGTTGTTGCGGAAACGTGGTGTAATGATGTGATTCGGCCGGTTAGGAGCCGTTTAGGCGGAAGTTAGGCCGGAGGTTAGGAAGGATTAATTTCTCGGAATATTTTTGGCTGCGGGATAAAAGCGGCGATCTGAAAGCAAAAAAGGCCGGTGCCACGAATGACACCAGCCTTTTGCAAGCAACGACAGATTTAATCGTTGACGATGAGCCAGCCGCAGCCATCACCGTAGTCAATTACCTTGCGCCAATCGGTTTTACAGCCGCTGAACGCTTGGCTTATTGTGTTCGACTTGGACTCTGCCGTTTCCAGCAACACCTCTTTTCTCACCCGAGGTTCACCTCCGTCCCATGCCTCATAGAGCTGGCGCACGATTGAGCGATGTATCAATCCATTGAACCTGTAGGTAACTCCATTCACCACCAGTTCGCCGCCATCCTCCGTGCAATACACCGGACCGGTCTGGTTTCGTTTAGGAATACCCAGTCCAAGCAGGTCAGCAATCAAATCCTTGTCAATCGCGCCAACCATCTCCTCACCCGGTGGAATCAAGCCCATGAGATCAATGCTGAGTGGCTCACCCAGAAGATCTGGTCCGAGGGTGTTTATCGGCACATCAGTCAACACCATGGCAGACTTTCGTCTGGGAAATACCTTGAGCGTCTGCTGGAGCTGTTGAACTGATTTGGGAATATGGGCTCTGCGCAGGAACAAAACGGCCAGTTTCCGTTTCCCCACCCAAGTATCCCCCAAGTCCCAAATCGCATCGTGCTGCAAGACAGCTATCGCCGACCGATCGGATATGTCCAGCCATTGCCGTAAAACAGCAAACACCCGCAAAGGGTCAGCCCGATAGCGTTGTAGCGCTTCTATTGGCACGCTCACCCACCCGGCGCCGGTGGAGAAATATCCAAAACCCGGGCCGGTGGCATTTGGGAGGATATCGTGGTCACGGCCATCGATGCATACCGACGTTGGCGTTGAGCTGACTGGCGTTAGCAATCGTGCGGCCAGCAGCTCACGGTATTCCTCCCGAGCATTAAATTGCTCTGCAGAGAGTTCCATCTTTGGTGTGCTCAGCAAATCAAACAGAAGCGCGAGTGCGCTCCTGCTGATCTTAGGCGAAGACGAAATCATGGATTAATTTCCCGCACCAAACCCCAACGCTTCAGGTATTTTTCACCGATTAATCGCTCACGTTCTGTGCGGCTGCGCAGATCACAGCCATTGGGCAAAGAAATCTTTACTGGCAGGACCTTTTTGCGATTTGAGCCTTCCTCCGGTTGAAAGCGGATGCTGATGATCGCCTGGATTGGCACGAAGGCATTGGATATTAGCGGGTTAAAATCGCTGAAATGCTCTCGGCAGTAGTCATGAAAATCCGTCTCGTTTTTGGCGGGCACTTCAATCTGGATACGCCCATCGCCGGCCAGATCCTTCAGTTTCATCATCACCAGCTGAACTGAGTCAATGCAGTCGTCGGTGTCCCAGTCTAGTGCCTGCCCATTCAACAG